AAGAGAACTACGAGGACTATCCAGAGTACAACCGCAGGGTAATCAAAGAACTGTTCAAGATCATAAAGCAAATGGACCCCGATAGTTCTGAGGAAGAGATAGCTATGCTTGTTGCTACCAATATAGCAATACAAGATCTAAAGGAAGACGAAGATGATTTTAACGTAGAGAGGAACTAGTACTGTGAGCGGCAAAGGAGACAGAAACAGGGTATCTAATTGGGATGCGTTCTACAAGGGGTACAACAACGTATTTAAGCCAAAAGAGCCTTTTTACAGCGACATCAAGGTGTACGAAAGTAGATTTAAAGGGGGAAACATAGATTCGACGAAAGCAGAAATGCCTTCGGACGTGGGTGCAAATCCCACTTCCTCCAATGGTACTGTAGCTCAGTTGGAAGAGCATCTGATTTGTAATCAGACGGTCGCAGGTTCGATTCCTGTCAGTACCTCCACAATTGACAGTGCTGCATTTAATGCTCCTCCGATCCGTCACGGTATACGTAAAGTTATAGAGTAATTTGTAGTAATGAACATCAAAAAAGGAAATAAGGTTGTACTAAAAACAACAGGAGTAGGTTCTAGTGGAAAGCCAGAGAAGGCTAGGGTGAACTACCCTTATCAGCCAGAGGAGATCAAAAAGATGCAAACTGAACCTATGGTAGTGGTTAGTGTCTCGGAGGACCCTGACAGCGCGTACGTAGACGTTAAAAGCTATCTAGGTAGGCCGATGATCCAAAAGCACGGTTATATGTGGTTTTTAGCGTCAGACTTAGATGTTGTATAATTAACTTAAAATGAATTTTACGGAGCATCCTTTTTTAGAGTCCCCTACAGCTAAAGACATTGTTTGGCTGTACAACAACGATCTCTCGTTACTTAAGGAGCTGCATACTGCCCATGAGAGTCGAATCAAAGCCTCTGAAGATGACCCTGTAAGGCATGGGTTCGATCTCCCTGGATGGGAGCGTATTGAGCAAGGGCTACAAAAACACAACGAGTGCTTAGCTTTAGGTGGTAATAGGTCGGGGAAGACCACTGGATTTGCAAAGATTGTTATGAAGGCTGTGACTGAAAGCAACGATGGTCACGTAGTATGCTTCTCACAGAACGAGGATACCTCCATTAAGGTGCAGCAGTCCGCTATTTGGGAGATGATGCCCAAGGAGTTTAAGAAGAAGACAAAAAGCATCGAGGGGTACATCAACTACAGTATGCAGAACGGGTTCACGGCTAAGAGCTTTATTTTCCCTGATACCCGTACTAGAGTAGATTTCAAGACGTACACGCAGTACAGCAACAACCAGACGATCTTAGAGGGCTTTGAGTACGGTTTTCCTAAAGCTACAGGGCTAAACATAGGTGCGTGGTTAGATGAGTACCTCGGCGATTCTGCGCTAGTGAACACTCTTAGGTTCCGTTTAGCGACCAGAGATGCTGTTATGGGGATAGGCTTCACTCCTATTGATGGTTATACTCCGTTTATATCCGATTATCTGAAGAGCGCACAAACTCTAGAGACCAAGAAGGCTAAGTTGTTAAAGAACAAAGAAGTCCCTGTGCGTCAGTACAGCCCGTCAAGGGATGCGTCCGTGGTGTACTTGCATTCTGATGAAAACCCATTTGGCGGGTACGAGCGTATTGCAAAAGACCTTCGTGGAAGACCAGAAGAGGAGATATTAGTTCGCGCTTACGGAGTACCCGTAAAAAGCATGACTTCTTTACTCCCGCTTTTTAACACTGAAGTTAACGTGCTAAAGGACAACGAGCCTAATAAGTACGGAATGCAGTTCCCTGACGTATCTGATAAGTCCAGGTACACAGCGTACCAGGTAGTGGACCCCGCTGGGGCAAAAAACTACGTATCTATATGGGCCGCTGTAGACGATAACGATAACGTGTACATCTGCCGCGAGTGGCCTGATTGGGACACTTATGGGGACTGGGCGGAGTTCGGTGACCCTAAATGGAAACTTGGCCCCGCCTCAAAGAAGGTCGGATTAGGCGTAAAGGGGTACGTAGATTTATTCAAAGAAATTGAACATGATCTAGGAGTTCAGGTATTTGAGCGAATTGGGGACTCTAGATTCTTTGCTAAAGAGAACGAGAACAACGAAGATTTGTTTATGGCATTCGAGGAGCACGACATGATGTTCGTACCTTCTGATGGCCGTATGGAGGAAGTTGGGCTATCTGCATTAGATGAGTGGTTTAATTACAACCCGAATGAGCCTATTGATTCTGCTAATAAGCCTAGATGCTATATTCACGAGAGCTGTCGAAACTTAATTGATAGCCTCATTAACTACAACTCGAAAGGGAAGATGGACGAACCCTTAAAGGACTTCTTTGACGTTATTCGTTATTTGCGAATGGCGAACTATGGAGAAGGCCCAGTCCACGTAACAGCTCGCGATTTAGCAGTAACTCGCAGGTCTATAGGAGGATATTAAATGAAGATAAGATTAAGTGAAATAGCTCAGAAAGAGCATTATGTTTGGGATGAGTTATTGGTACTAGCGAAGGAAAAGCTGTCCAATGGTATGATGACTGGTGTGGGCAAGAACACCTGGATCTCCGATGAGGGGCAGGAAATACTAACTGAAGCTATAGAAGCTCCAGAGGCTACTGCGAAGCATATAAGTGCTAAGGTAATAAAGGTAGCACCTAACAAGAAGTACGTTTATGCGTACGTCCGTGAAAGTGGAATTAAGATCCCTGTGCTTGTTCCTAAAAAAATTTCGGAACGGTTAGTTGGGAAATTAATTACAGTTGAAATTATTGAAGACGTTAATGGAGTTTCTTACAGATACAGAAGAGGAACAGCTTAATAGCTTAGTTCAGGATAGGAAATTCCTGTCCCAAGAGATAGATCGCTTGTTGGGTTGGGAGCTTCTTAGGCTAATATCTCTACATAATTCAGAGAGGTTGATGCAAAATAGCGAATTCTGTGATAAGATTGGAGTAAACTACTGGTACTCATACAGGGTTCTGTACAAGGTGCAAGATAAGGTTCAACAATTTTTGGAAAACTTAGAGCGGTAATGCAGAACAACGATTACTCAAAAGCAATAACGTACGTTGGCAAAAAGCCAGATATAGACGTTCTTATAAAGGCGTACCAGACGACAACCAACGAGCTGCAAGCGTACTACGACCTTTGTCGTACCTCGTACGATGACAGGCGTAACTGGTGGCCTGGTAAAAGCCGTGATCTTCGCAAACACGGAGCAGATGCCTTCCCGTGGGAAGGAGCCTCTGATTTAGAGAGCCATGTTATTGATGAGCGTGTAACTCGCTTAGTTTCGTTGTTCATGTCCGCCCTAAACAGGGCTAATATACAGGCTTTCCCTGTAGAAGCTACAGACATCCCTAGAGCTAAGGTAGTTTCGAACTTCCTGAAGTGGATGACAACCTCTGGGTACATCCCTAGGTTCAAGCAAGAAATGGAACTAGCTGCGAACTATATGCTTGAGCGTGGCATGATGGTTACGTACTGCGGTTGGATAATGGAGGATCGCACGTTCAAGCAGAAGATAGACCTCAGAAGGATTGCTGCTGCTAGTCCTGAGCTAGCTGAAATGATAGCTAGTGGCCAGAACGACGAAATGGTAATCCAGCAGATGCAATCCGCTGTTCAAGTATCTGAATCTAACGCAAGAAAAGCATTAGATGAGCTGCGCGAAACAGGTGTAGCAGAAGTGCCTACTGTACGCAGACAGGTGAATGCTCCAGAGGTAAAGACCGTAGCCCCTGATGGGGATTTTATTTTTCCCGCTTATGTAACAGACCCACAACGAGCGCCGTACTGTTTTTGGCGCACGTACTACACTGCACAAGAGTTGCAGAATAAAGTAAGTACAGATGGATGGGATGCAAATTTCGTGGAGCACGTGATCGAAAACTTCTCTGGTGTAAACATAAATTCCTTGGAGAGGGAACAGGAGGGAAGGCGAAGCATTTCATCAACTGATGATGCTTATGAGGCTGAGGAACTGATTGAGATCATACATGGTTACCAGAGACTGATAGACGAGGGCGATAAGTCCGAGGGTATCTACGAGACCGTGTTCCACGAATCTTTTTCAGGAGATGCTGGCGTAGGCATACAAGCGTACGCCAAGTTCGAGCTTATGAACGGGTACGAGGACTACCCTGTAGTAGTTACTCGGTTCAGCGAGGACACAAAGCGTCTATATGATGCAATGACGGTTCCATCGCTTCTGAGAGGCATCCAGAACCAAGTTAAAGTAGAGCGTGACTCTCGGATAGACAGCAATTCGCTATCTACCCTACCAGCCGTAACTCATCCAAAGGGAAGAAAGCCAGAAGAGATCGGTCCAGGTCGCTTTATCCCAGAGGTTCGTCCTGGAGAAATTAGCTTCATGCAGGGGCCAGGATTTAATCCAGGATCTGTAGAGATGGAGAACAATCTTCAGGCTCAAGCTGACAGAATAGTTGGCCTAGATGAAGAATCTCCGCTTAGTGGAGTACGAAGGCAGTTCTTGGTTGACAAGTACCTTCAGCACATCGCTAAAGTAGTTACTACTTGTTACAAAAACTTTCAAAGGTTCGGGCCTAACGAAATATTTTTTAACGTAACTGGAGTTCCTGATCCCCAGATGTTTGACAAGGGTGATCCGAACGAAAATTACGACGTTACTATCAGTTTTGATGTTCTGAACGCTAGTTCAGAGAAACAAGAGGCTAAATTAAATCAGTTGGTTTCGTTGGTTCAAATGGACAGAAACGGACTGATTGACGTAGATAAACTACTAACAGCAATAGCTGGAAGTATTGATCCAGTTCTGGCTAGCGGTATTCTGCGTCCTGCTCAAGAGGCCCAGGACAAGATGTTAAAAGAAATCACAGATGACTTATCTAAAATTTATGCGGGGATCGAAGTTCCAGCGCGTCCTAACGGTGCTCAAGCTGCTTTGCAAATTATTCAAAGCTATGTGCAACAGCCAGATGTTGGGAAACGCCTTCAAGAAGATGAAGCGTTTGCCCAGCGTTTACAAAAGTACAATGCACAGTATCAGTTCGTTATACAGCAAGCTCAGAACGCGCAAATAGGCCGCGTAGGTACTGCACCAGCTCAAATGGGCGACGTACAGACTCAAGGTATGCAGCAGTAATGCCTGATAATCAAAGTACATCAGAGTTCGCTGACAAACGAGCCTTAAATGCCCGATTAGATTCTATCTTGAAATCTATGGATGGGAAGCAAGTTTTTCCGACAAAGCATCCTATGGCTGGAGAATCAAACGTAGTTACAACTACTGTTTCTTTTGATGGAAAACATTTTATTCTTCCATCTATGGTTGGGGGCAAAAACTTAATGGAAGGCAACGAATTTATTAACGTAGCCAGAAAAAAGGGTTTAAATAATTATCCTGCATTTGATGATCCTAAAATTGCTAGTGCTGTTAGTAAGCTTATGCACGGCGGCGTTCTTGAGGATGGAACATTCTCCTACGAGCTTGCAAAACAAAATTTTTAATATGGCAGACAATCTAAGTAGAAGCGATCTTGCTCGTCAAAGAACAAAGGCTAAGTATAATCAAGAAATATACGATCAACTTGCTTTGCACGAGGGGGAGGAACCCAGCGTGTACACAGACACTAAGGGCAAGCGCACTATAGGTATAGGGTTTAATTTAGACGAACCTTCTAACCGAAAGAAAGCAGAAGCATTAGGACTCAATGTGCAGGATATGCTTTCTGGAAAGAAAACTCTTTCTGATAAAGAAATAAAGCTGCTGTACAACGAGTCCATTAAGCAAGCAACAAAAGATGCTAATGCTTATTTGCCTAAAGCTGGTAGACACCCTCCAGTAGTCCAGAAGGTTTTATTAGATATGTCGTTTAATTTAGGATTAACGAAATTAAATGGCTTTGTAGAAATGAGAAAAGCCTTGCTAAGGGGTGACTACAATAAAGCTGCTGACGAAATGATAGATAGCGAATGGTATCGTCAGGTGGGGAATAGGTCTAAAACATTAGTAGATATGATGCGATCTGCAGCTCAATAAATAACTTTGGACAAGAACGTAAAATTTTTATCGAAGTACGAGCACTTTGCTCGTTTTATAAAAGATATAAAGGATCGAAGAGAGTCTAGTATATCTAGGCTAAGATCCGCTTCACAAGAAGAAGTAATGCAGATTTCTGGAGAGATTTCTGCTTACGATGATATACTTCAGGACTCAGATTCAGATAATTTGTTAAAAAAATGGTCTGATCATGTCTAAGATGTAAGTTTCCGTGATATAATCACGCCCTCGCCATCGCTAGGCGTAATAGCGGAAACAGCATATACACATGAGTGAAGTTATCGAGGCGGTCGCTGATGCCTCTCAAGATACAGCGGAAAATACTAATATATCCGCGTCTGAGTTCGAGCTTAGACGTGCCAGACAGATGGAGGAGTTAATTCCTTCTGAGTCTGAACCAGAGGCCGAAGATGCGTCTATTTCAGAAGATATTGAGATTGAATCTCAGTCTAATGAAGAAGAGGTTTCCGAGGGTAATGAAGATGTTCTTTCAAATATCGACTTAGAAAATCTTTCTGAGGAGCAGATTAAACACCTTTCTGAGGCTCTTTCTAGCCGAGCTGTTGACCGTTTTGGTAAACTAACAGCTAGAGCTAAAGCTGCCGAGGAGAAGGCTCAAACACTTGAGGAAAGTTTAAAAGCTCAACAGGACGAAATTCTATCTTCTAAATCTGATATTGTTGATAACCCGTACTCTGATCTGAATACCATGAAGGATATTCAGGACAAGGCGAAGGAAATCAACGATGTTATTGATTGGGCAGAAGAAATCTTGTTTGATTCTGATGATTACGGTGCACACGACACAGTAACAGAATCAGACGGAAAAACCATGACTAAAGCTGAGGTGCGTGAAGCCCTTAAGCAAGCAAGGAAATCCAGAGACAAGTTTCTTCCTGATCAATTTCAGAAAGTGAAGAAAACGGAAAACGCTGTAGCGTTACGCCAAGAGTACGGTCAAAAAGCTTTAAAGGAATTTAAGTGGTTAGGCGACAAAGATAGTGAACAGACTAAACAGTTTGTGCAACTAGCTAGTCAGCCTGCTCTACAAAAAGCCTACGAACAAAGCCCTGACCTTAGTTGGCAACTCCCGTATCTATTAGCTCATTCAGTTGATAATATGTTCGGGGGAGACGCTAAAAAATCACCTAAAGGTGCTGGCCAAGCGTTTAAGCCGTCTCCACCTAAAAGCCCTTCGTTGGGCGGTGCTAAGTCCGATAAATCTGAAAGCAATTCTTCAAAAGCCCTAAAGGATCTTTCGTCTAGGTTCAGAGAGTCTGGAAACAAAGATGACTTCCAGAAACTGAGAGAAGCGCGATGGTCGCGTAATCTCAACTAACCTGAATACATAAAATGTCACTATCAAATACATACGACACAACTAGTCCAGGTTCGGCTGCTTCCAATAGAGAAGATCTTAGCGATGTGCTAACTATCTTGGCTCCTGAAGAAACGCCCGTCCTGTCCTCGTTATCAAAAACTCGTGCATCTGGCACGATCCACGAATGGACTGTAGACTCTCTCGCTTCTCCCAGAACTACTGGGATTGCTGAAGGAGCTGACGTAACCACTTTCACTGACCAGTTCAGTGGCCGCGCACGTCTTGCAAATAACACCCAAAAGTTCCGTCGGGACTACATGGTTAGCGACCTC